TTCAGATATGACACCAGACGAAATACAAAAGTTTGGTATTAAGAATAGATTACCTAAAAATGTTATCTATAAGATGTTAGAAAAATATCACTATTTAAACTTCTATAAAAAATGTAAAAAGATTTTAGATGACGGTAAAGTTACCGATAAAGAGATAGATGATTTAGAAATGCACGAAGCTAAAGGCAAGTCAATCGCATTTAGTTTTGGTAGATTTAATCCACCTACAACTGGTCACGAAAAGTTAATTAATAAAGTGGCAAGTATTAGGTCAAACGATTACAGAATTTATTTAAGTAGAAGTCAGGACCCTAAAAAGAATCCATTATCGCCTAGACAAAAACTAGACATAATGAAAAAGATGTTTCCTAGACACGCAAGAAATATAGAAGTTAATAATACAAATATGATATTAGATATTTGTACATTACTTTACAAAAAAGGTTATAGTGATATAACTATGGTTGTAGGTAGTGATAGAGTTAGAGAATTTGATACAATAATTAAAAAGTATAATGATGTAAAATCAAGACACGGTTATTATAACTTTGATAATATTGATGTTGTATCTGCTGGCGAAAGAGACCCCGATGCCGATAACGTATCAGGTATGTCAGCGAGTAAAATGAGAGCAGCTGCTTCAAGCAACGATATTGCTAGTTTTAAAAGAGGACTACCAAGAGGTGTTGACGCAAATGCTATAATGAAACAAGTAAGACAAGGTATGAATTTAGCCGCTCAATACACAGGCGAGACTAAAGAAGTTGTACCATTTAAAGACTTTGAACACCAACAAATTAGAGATTTATATATTAGAGAAATGATATTTAATATTGGTGACAAAGTTGATTATGTCAAAGAAGATATACAAGGTACCGTAAAAAGAAAAGGTACTAATTATGTCGTATTAGAAGACGATAAAAATAATTTACATAAAGCTTGGATATGGGATTGTGTACCTGTATCGGCAGATAGAGAGGTAGACGTGAGGGAATATAACCTAGACGTTGACTATGGATTTGAGGCAGTATCAGAGGCTTCTAAAGCACATACTGATAGATTAGCTCAAGATAAAGACGTGAAAGATAAAAAAGGAACACAACCTAAAAAGTATTATAGTGGACTAAAAAAAGATGTTAAAGATAAACGAGCTGGCCATTTTAAAGGCAAAGACACAACCAAGAATGACAACACTCCAGCACCTGGAGATAAGACAGCTAAAACTAAACCATCTAAACACACGCAGAAATATAAAAAAATGTTTGGAGAATTACGAAAAGACCTCGTTTCAAAGATTAAAGAGGCGACAGACATTGGTAACGACTACGCTAAACATACATCAACCATAACACCAGGTGAACCAGACTATGCAGGATATGAAAATCCTACATACAAACCGTCACAACCAGGTAGTGGTGATATGGCAGTTAAGAAGAAAATCAAAGGTTTCCTAGAAAGAGAAACGGATAACCCTACTGAAAAAGATATAAAAGAATGGGCAGCTACAGAGTCCACAATGAATAAATATAGGGAACGTTATAAAGAACAATGGGAAGCAAAGCTAAAAGAGGCTGTTGCTAAAATGATAGAGAAAGTCTAATGGTAAAAACATTAAAAGAATTTGAAAACTACGATAAAGAATGTGATGAGTGTATTTTTGAACACGAACACGAACCTTTACAAGAGTCTGAATATCAAGGCAAAAAGGTCAAACTTAATGACCCAATTCGTGGTGGTAGTAAGAAGTTTTATGTTTATGTTAAGAACGAAAAAGGTAATGTAGTTAAAGTATCATTTGGTGACACAACAGGTTTAAGTATTAAAAGAGACGACCCAGCTAGACGTAAATCGTTTAGAGCAAGGCACAATTGTGATAATCCAGGTCCTAAATGGAAAGCACGATATTGGTCTTGTTATCAATGGAGAGCAGGAGCAAAGGTAAACAACTAATGAGTAGATATAGAAAAACAATGTCAGAAGCAATGGCTGAAGTAAACTTAAATGAAGTTGGTTACTTACAATCAAGACTGAATGACACACAAATTAAGAACATTAAAAATTTATGGAAACATAAAACAAAATCAGATGTGACACCAGCAGTCAAAAAAATGATTGCAAATATGGATGTCCCTACACAACTAGCAATCAAACACGCAGGTATTAATCAACTATCAGATTTAGTTGAAGGTAGAATGTCAGATATAGACGCAATGAGAAAACAAGGTGCGTCAGCGGCTAAGATTGCAAAAGAATTAGGCATAGATGTAAAAACGGTAAAAGCAATTCTAGGTGAATCAGAGGGTGATTCTGCTCAAGATATGCAAGACGCTCAAGCAAAAGCTAAGACAGATAAGATTAAAGAAACCGTTGAGACTTGGGAAGAAGCTGTAAAGAAGAAAGAAAAAACAGATGTAGCACCCGAGAATGATGTACCTGTTGAAGTAAAAGAAGAAGAATTAGAAGAGGCAAAATTTACTATTAATTATGATGTAGATTCAAGTAGTGGTGCTGATAATAGATATGTTGGTCAGGGTAAAGAAATGAATATCAATGCTTTTAGTCCTAAGGATGCTGCTAAAAAGTTTGGTCAAGCATTAAATAAAATCGTCAAACAAGCACAAGCTAGAGGGTCTAGGTCTGTTTTAGATGTATCTATGAATGGTATGGAGAAAGATGGTAATTATATTTCTGATAGAGAAGTTGACAAACTTAATGACTATGCAGGTGATTTTATATACAAAGAAAGTTTAGAAGAAGCAGAAAATGGTGAAGTAGAAAAACTTAAAAAAGAATTAGAAAAAAGTAGAGAGCAAACGGTTGCTGTAAAACAAAAAGCACAAACAGACGCACAGAAACAAGCACAAAGAGCTAGAACAGCACAAGATAAAATGGTTAATCCTGAAACAGGCGAACCATTATTACAGGTAGGTATTGCTTATAAACATCTAAAGCAAAAGATGGAAAAAGAAAAAGAAGAACAAGAAGCAAAAAAACGTTCAGATATGATTGCTCAAGTGGGTAAAGATAAACCTAAACTTAATGATGAAGAAGAAGAAATGACAGAATCGGCTGCCTCTGATAAAGCAAAAGGTATGGGACTAGACTATATGAAGTTTGGTCGTTATGGTAAAGATGGTAAGGTAACTCATAAAACTTCTGGTGATAATCTAGTAAAAGTAGGTAAAGATGATGAACCAAAATCTGATACACCTGCTCCTAAAAAACCTGAAGCACCTAAAAAAGATAAACCAAAAGAAGCAGACGATACACAAATTAAATCAAGAAACTTTTTAAAAGACCTAGACAATGGTGATTTAGAAGATGAAGATGGCAATCCAATAGAATTAGATTTTGATGATGAATTTTCATTTGACGCTGCTATAGAAAAATGTAGAGAAATGGGTCTTGATGACCTTGCAGATGAACTTGGGTATGTAGGTAGTGATGTTGCTGAAGCAGAACCAGATAAAGCAGAAGCGGCATTTCAAGATTTGATGGCAAAATTTAGTGGTAAAAAATTAGCGTCATTAGAAAAAATGAAAGTAGCTGATAAACAAATAGATTTATTTAATGACCAAGCATATGGTGATATGCCTCAACAGACTTCAAAAAATATGGGACCATTAATTAAAGATGGTACAGCAACTTTAAAAACAATAGTTGATATGGTAAATGCAGATAAAACTGAAGGCAGTCCTGGTAGTGGTATGTCAAATGCTAAAAAAGGTTTTAGACCAGAAGTTATAGAGACACTTCAGAACCTAGAAGATATGGCTTACTCATTATTAAATGTAGCAGGTGAAACTAAAGACGAAAAAATGAAAGAGAAACTTGAAATGATTGCAGGTGAATTAGAGTTTTGTTATGATGAAAATGCTGACCACGATAATTATACAAAATCACATAAATGTAATTCTTCATTAGAAGCTGCTTTAGATATGTTTAAAGATTTATCAAAGATGACAAGAAAAAATGAAGATAAATTAGGTTATGTAGGCAGATTGATACTAGAAAAGAAATATAAAAATGAAGAAGTAATTTCAGAAGCTGGTATTACACCTCAAATGATTGCAACTCTTAAAAAAGAATACGAACCTTTTAGAAATAAAAAGATTACAGCTGCTAGAGCAAAACAACTTATGAATATTCTTGATAAATTTAAAGAAGCAGACTTACAAAAATTAGGTAAAGAAAACATACCTTTTATTTCAAGTGGTTCAAGAAGTAAACTTGCAGTAAGAAATATGAAATTTACGGTAAAAAATATCCAATTCGGTGAAGAAATGGATGAAGAAATGTTTGAAGCTTGTTGGACAGGTTACAAACAAGTTGGTATGAAAGATAAAGGTGGCAAACAAGTACCTAATTGTGTGCCTGAAGAAACACTTGTAGAGTTTACTTCACAACAAATTAAACAAGCATACGGTATTGCAAATGACCCTAGATACAAACAAGGTAATTATACTGGCGCTGTCAAAGCTATTGAGAAACTTGCAAAAGGTTTATCAAAACATCCAGATGTACAAAAGGTTTTGAAAAGAACTAACGAAGATTTAAATGAGTTTAAAAAGATGACTATTACATTTAAATCTATGGATGATATGTCAAAAGCTTCTACTGATTTAGCAAAACAAGGTTTTACTATTAATGCTAAAGGTACGGTTATGAAAGTAGATGGTAAAGGTGCAGACTTAAACAAGTATGCTCACGACCTTAAAAACTTTTATGGTGCAAAAGTAAAAGCTGAAAATGCTCCTGCTGTTGCAGATATGGACAGATTAAAAAAACAAGGTATGAAACCTAAAATGAAGAACGAAGAACACCCAGCTAGGGCAGTCTTTGAACAAATTGCAGGTTTAAAAAATAAGGCTGAAAAATCAGGAATGCCTTATGGTATTCTTAAAAAAGTTTACGATAGAGGTATGGCAGCTTGGCGAGGTGGCCACAGACCAGGTGCTACTCAACAACAATGGGCTTTCGCAAGAGTTAATTCTTTTGTAACCAAATCAAGTGGTACTTGGGGTGGTGCAGATAAAGATTTAGCAAAACAAGTAAAAGGAAAATAATGGGATATTTTAATTCAAAATCAGGTAGTTTAGAGGAAGCAACTAAAGACCTTACAAAATATATTAATGATTCTGCTTACCAACAAATGTTCAAAAAAGAATTAGAAAAAACTGGTAAAGGTTTGGCTTCAATGTCTGACCAAGAGAAAAAAGATTTTTTCAATAAGATGGACTCAAAGTATAAAAAAGAATCAGAGGGCAAAGGCAAAACAATGTCTGGTGAAACTAAAACTAAAGTTGATACCGAGCCAAAAATCACGTATAATAAGTAAAATTAACGCTTGCCTTTTATATTGGATGTGTTATTATACTAGTATGAAAGGACAAACACTATGAAAAAAATCTATTGTGATATGGATGGTGTGCTATGCGACTTTGTAAAAGGTGCTGAAACACTTACCGGCAAGAAGATTGACGTTTGGGCTCAAGGCAGTAAGTCTGAAAAATGGGGTACTATCAAAAGTAAACCAGATTTTTGGTCTACATTACCTTGGCATAAAGGCGGCAAACAACTCTGGAACTTCCTAAAAAAATATAATACAGAAATTTTATCAGCTTACGTAGAGGATACTTACGATAAGAATTGTATACCTGGTAAAAAATATTGGGCAACCAAAAATCTTGGCATTGCCTCTAATAGAATTAATCTTGTTAAGCGTGTACAAAAACAACAATACGCAGATAAGAATTCAATACTGATAGACGATTATCCTAAAAACGTTAATGAATTTAGAGCTAAAGGTGGACAAGGTGTTGTCCATAATGGTGATACTTCAAGAACTATCAGACTTCTCAAAAAACTCCTAGAAGATTAAATCCCTTATAAATAGTGGTACATATTAAGAATTGAGTACCTAAATTTAACAAAGGGAGAGAATACTATGTCTATGCAAACTAGCGCAGATTCAGCTGCAGGAGCACCTTTATGGGCTTGTGCCGCTGCTAAATTAGCACCAACAAGTGCAAATAGAACTAACTTATTTGAAGACGCAACTGCTGACAACTTTATTACAGGTGTCACATTGGGTTTATTTAACTATGCAGATGGTGAAGTACCGGCAGGTGCTGGCCACGCAGGTTGGAACTTAAAAATTACTGGTTCAGGTGGTAGAAATGGTAGAGTACAATACGAGACTTTATCAGTTTTAACTAACGCCGCTTAATAACAACTAATTAGAGGGGGCTTCGGCCCCCTTTATAAATATATTAATAAAGTGATTGCGTCAACTGGCGCAAGTAGAATTCCCGAAAGGGTTTAAAGGAGAAAAAATGGCAGATAAGAAAATCACACAGCTTACCGATTTAGGTAACGCATTAGCTTCAGTAGATTTATTCCACATTGTGGATGACCCGACTGGAACACCAATCAATAAAAAAGTAAATGCAGCTTCTATATTCAATAACATACCAACTTGGTTAGGATTGAAACAAGCTTCACAACAACTATCGTTAGATGGTTCTTCAGTTTTAGCGGCTGATGTTACCTCAGCGGTTACTGAAATCAACGCAACAAACCAAGCAGGTACTATTACATTAGCTAATGGTGCAGATGGTCAAATCAAAATTTTTATGAATACATCATCAACTGGTTCTAACAATGCTACAATTACACCGGCAAACTTACGAGGTCATACTAGTATAGTATTATCTGGTGCAGGTCAAACTGCCGTATGTTTTTTTAAAAATGGTTCTTGGAACATTTTAGCAAATACTGGTACGACAGCGTAATTTATTAATTGGAGAATATTATGAATATAACATTAGCAGAATTGCAAGATGAAAGACAGCGACTTACTAAAGACTTTAATGAGTTGAAAGATAAGATTCAAAAAGTAGAAATTGATGTTGGTACTATGAAAAGTAATTTAAATGCTTTAAATGGTGCAATACAATTTTCTACCAACTTAATCAATATGGCAACTAATAAAGAAGTCGTATTAAAGAAAGTAAAGAAAAGTAAAAATGAAAAAATTTAAATCTTTTATAGAAGATGAAAATTTGAAAGACTTTGAGGAAGATATTTTAGGTCCTGGTCTTGGTACTAATAAACCTATGGCTAGTATGAAAACTAAAAAAAAATCTGAAGACAAAGAAGAAAAAAACAAGGAAGAAGAGTAATGAAAACTTTTAAACAACACATAAACATCAAAGAAAGTCTTGATGGCGGCCACGTTGGTACACCTGACGCAGCTTCTTTTGAAGATGGTTCTATTGGTGTTCACAACATACAAGACCCGGAAGTTTTAAAAAGAGTTAATGCATTTCTTGGTGGAACAGCGAGCAAAGAATATATGTCTGCTCAGACAGCTGTTGAAGAAATAAGAAATAATTTAATGAGAATAGGTCTATTTGTACCTGTTCAAGAAACTACTGGTGAAAAAGGTAACTTTACAACCGAAGTAAAATTTGGTGGAGGAAGATTTGGTAAGGACGTAGATGGTTCTGATATTAATGATGATGGTATTTCTCATAAAAAAGAAGGTGGTTTGAAACTTCAAGTAGAGTACGAAACGTTAAAAACAGGAATGTCTAAAGTTTACGCTAAATTAGTGTAAATAATGTTTGATACGATAACCAAACAAAACTGGTTGTTATATGCTATGCATAATTATGACAACCCTACTCTTGAAGTACAACAAGAGTTTGATGATGATGTAAAAAGGTTTAAATATCTTAAAAGATTGTTTC